CTATACTTATGGTACTGCATAAGAGCAAAATTCATTTTATAGAAATTATGCAGACTCTCATGATATAGGCATATTAGAAAAAAGCTTCAAGTCCTCTTACATGTTTTTCATGTTGTTTTGAACAAACAGGACATTTATAATTAACTTTTTCTTCAAGCTTTGGCATAGTTTCAAAGAAAGCTTGAAGTCTCATAAATTGTTCTTGTGTAAGATTGTCTATAAACTGACGAATCTCTTCTGGCTTATGATCTTTTGCAGAATACATTTGTTCAGAATCATACACAGAATCGATACACGATTGAATAATTTGAAATATCGCTTCGGCATCAGATCCATCTAGATCTTCGAGTTTCTTGAGCATTTCAAGAGAAGGATATTTCATAACTACACCAACATCACCAAACAGCGGAATGGTTTTACTATGTTCTTTTGGTATATTAACTTTGATCTTTGTTAAATCAATATCATATTGAACTGAAGCTTTTTCATCTTCGCATGTATCACACTTTAAAACTAGTTGTACTATTTCACCAACGGATTTAGCACGAAGTTGTGTGAAGATATATTCAATATCAAAAATAGCAAGTTCATTTGCTTTAACAGGATCTTGAATACATGCTTCAATTACCGATTTAAGAGTTGTGATCATTGTTTCAGCATCTTCACTTTGCTGAGCAATCATCAACGCTTTTTCTTCTTTTACAAGGAATGGACGATACGATACTGTCTTTCCGGTAGAAGGAATTGTTAGTTTATATAATGGTGTATTTGCTATTGGTAAAGCCATATTATTTTCCTTTTCTCAAATCATTAAGCATTTTGCTAAGATCGCTGGTACTACCTACGAAAATAGCGTTATTGTTTGTAACTGCCGCTTCCTTTTTAGTAGGAGCTTCAATCGATTGTTTTCTCTTATGTAAATCCAACAATTGAGTATTTACATCAGATAAATGTTTTACTAATCCACCAACTACTTCAAAAGCACGAGGGTGTTCACTCTGCTTTGCTACTGAAAGCGCATGAAACAATGCCTCTTGTCCTTGTTGCAGTATAGAATGTAAATTACTGCGAGTAGTCTCGAAATCACTCTCTAAGTCTTTGTTTATCGGCGTAGCTTGAACTGCAGGAAGTACTTCTTGCTTTTCAATAGGTGCCACATCGAAAACTTGACTTAATTTATCATCAATATTCATAATTTATTATCCGTAAAAATTTGCTAAGTCTGAAGCAATCCCTGTTCCAGTTTGTTGACCTTGTCTTTCCAATTGAGTCTGTGCATTACTTACAGCAATACGATCATTTAAGCTTTCTTGGAATTGTTGGAAATTATCGTAATACAAGTCTGGAACAGATACAGCGTTTGTAATACTTCCTCTTAAATAATTACCAAGTTGTTGAGATACTTTATAAGGATCTGGTAAATCTAAACCAAATAACTTCTTTGGATCTTTATCGTTAGAAGGAGAAACTAATTGGTTATTAATATGATACTTATAATTGAATGTTACTTGTAGCTTCATTACATCTTTTGAGTTATGATCAAGTTGTACAGCTGCTACAGTTTTAGGATATGCTTCTCTTAATACTGCAATATACGTATCATTATCTTTTGTATCCTGAGTGATAATACATATGTCTCTCACGTATTCATCATAGAATCCAGCTAAACGACTGTATGGATTAATGATCTTATTTGTCCATTGATCAAAGTAATCTTTAACTTTCATTTGACGATCAACCAAGAATGTAAGTGATACTGATTCAAAGTTTCTATCATACACTACTTCACGTTGTTCACCATATGATCTAACTGGCTGTGAAGAAAATGACAAGCTCGGTAGAACTGCTTGTTCGCAGAATAATTCTACGATGTTGGCGCTTGTGTTTGTGCTAGTACTTGCAATAGATACTGTAAATCTATTTTGTCTTGCAAGACTATTAGTCTTTATGTTCGAAATAAATTCGTTTAACGAACGTGCTGGCATTACATTCCTCCTGTATTTTTCCACACTTCAGTGGAAGATGCCTTAGCAAAATTTTCCACAGGCATCATTAATGCTGTAGTCCAATCGGTTGGCGTTATTAGTTTTAATTGTGTTACAAGATGATCGCTTAAATAACTCTTTACACAAGGTTCTACAAGACGATGTTTGCTTATTCCCTGAAGAAGAGTCCATGAAAGCTTAAGTCTTGTTGTCTCGTCTAAGCTTTTTGTATTCTTAAATTTTAATAAGTTATCAAGCAATACTATTCTAAAACGATAAGATAAATAATGTAGGTTAAGTCCTATGAATCCATTTTGTGTTTTTCTAAAAGGAAAAACTAAAGGAAATCTATCATAATGAGGTAGAGTGTCTTTTGTCTTTGGATCATAAAAGAACATGTACATATTTCCAGGTTTAACTGTAGCAGCATATGTTCCAGAATGCTGATACATTCTAGTAGGTTTAATGCCCTCTTTACGTAAAAGAGTAGCCTGCTGCCTGAACCAAGTTCTGGATTGTGTAACTATCGAAGGATCATATTTGTGTTTTTCAAACACGTCGAGCATACTTGTCATTTTATTCCTAAATGGTTTTCTGTTAAAACTATGAATTCCCAGCCTCGATCTTTTGCATAATTAGTAGCTGCTTTCCATTTTGCCTCATTTACACCCCATGTCATGACTTCTTGAATGAATTTTTTAGTCTTTCTCGAAGGAGGAACTGGAGGTCTAGTTTGTGAGTCAGGTTTAATTTCAACCAGATATGTTTTTACACTTCCATCGTTTTTACGTACTTGTATCTTAAAATCAATAAAATATCTGTGTGCTCTATTATCTACTGGAGAAACATAAGGAACAATCGTTTCTTCTGAATTCCATTTAAGTACAGCAGGATTCTTATCACACCATATCGCGAATTTAGTTTCCCAGCTAGATCTCATGATAATGTTGGTATGATCTCCTACATACTTACTAGGATTTAGAGGATTATACTTTCTCTTGTGAAACATAGATAAATAATTATAGCACACTATTAACTATTTATAGGAACTTTCATGGCGACATCTGCTGTTCCAGCTTCAAAATATACACCCAAATCTTTCAATAGAAAGAAGTACACGGTAGAAAATTATCAGTATCCTTCTGATCTCATGGGTCTTACCTCGGAGGGAGGAGCGCCGCAAGCTACATACGGCGGAAACTACGCAATATTCTATATCAATGTCAATAATGAATCGAAAATGATAGAGAATCCAGAAGATCCAGATGTGCAACTAGTTGATGTAGATGCTTCAGAACGAATTAAAAAAGGTTTAGCTGGAAGAGAATACACAAAAACACAAGTAGGAGCTGTAAATGCGGTTATGGCTGTTGGAGGCGCTACAGTTGCTTCAAAGATAGGACTGCCTGGAATTGGTGCTGCTGCAGCTGCTGGAAGTGTTATTGGAACACAGGCAATATTTGCAAATACTAAAAATTCTACATTTTCTCGACCACAGAAAAGACTTAAGTCTGTGATTGCTCTTCATGTTCCAAACCAGCTTTCTATTCGTTATGGCGCTGGATGGAGTGATGAAGAAACTTCTGGATTCCAAGCTTTCATGGAAGGCGGAAAAGCTTTAGCACGAGCATTTGAACAAGGTGGTAAGAAAGCATTAATGGACAATGTGAAAGATACTGCTAAAACTCTTTCATCTCCTATTGCAAGTAAAGCTCTTCAAAGTGGACCAGGTGCTGGAGCAATGAGTGCTCTTACTGGATTAGCACCAAACCCTATGAAAGAACAGGTGTTTAAAGGTATTGACTTCCGTACATTTACAATGGAGTACCAATTTGCTCCACGAAATATTGAAGAATCAAATAATGTGAACAATATCATTAGAGCTTTTAAATATCACATGCATCCTGAATATAAAGATGCAAATAATTTCTTATTCTTATACCCATCAGAATTTGACATTGAGTATTATCATGGCGGTGAAGAGAACTTAAACATCCATCGTCATACTTCTTGTGTGTTAACAGAACTTAATGTTAACTATACACCTAATGGCAACTTTACAACGTTCATTCAAGGTCGTCCTTCACAGATTAACGTTTCAATGTCATTTAAAGAACTTACTATTCTTACAAAAGAACTTATTCAAGAAGGTCTATAATGTATTTTGCAAATTTTCCAAAAATAGTTTATGACTTCGACTTGACGAATGGTGTAGACTATAGAATAGTAACAGACGTTACACGCAATGTAAGACTTCGTAAACAGATTCTAGAAAACATATCTCTTTACGATTATTACGATGTTGCTGAAGGTGAAACACCTGAGATTATATCAGAAAAGATATATGGAACTCCATATTATCACTGGGTTATCATGCTTGTAAATCAGCGTTATGATTATGTGAATGATTTTCCATTAACACAGCTTGAACTAGATACATACATTGATAAGAAGTATGGAACTAAGAAATTTCATGTTCATGATTACAAAGTAGATGGATTCATAAAAGAAGGTATTAATATTGTTACTCTTCGTGATTCTAATCTCGATGGAGGTGGTATTGGAGAAATGGCAGTTGGAAAAGTTTTAGTAAGTGTAGAAAATGGATACGAAGCTAGGATCGATAATATCTTGGTAGAATCAGACAACATAACTGTTCAAGTCGAAGTATCATTACGTACAGGAAAGTTTTTACAATATGAGCTAGTGACTATTCTTGGCGAAAACACATTTGCCGAAGTTGTTTCATCTACAGTTCCTGGACAATACGTTACTACTAGTAACTATGATTATGAATTCGCACTAAACGAATCTAAGCGTAGAATTAAAATAGTAGATCCTAAATTAGTTGAACAAATCGTTAAAGAATTTAAAGACATCATATGAGTTCATCTCCAACAGAAAGCATTCGCTTTGCAGGTGACGTAAACATACGTCGTCTGGAGATAGTGTCTTCTTCAAATTATAAAGTTGATATTACGAATCAATTGATCGGTATGGAGATATATGAAGATATATTTGCTCCATTTACTTCTATTGCTATCACTGTTAGAGAATCTGAAGACTTTATAAATGCTTTGCCGTTACGAGGCGAAGAAATTTTAAATATGGAAGTATCTACTCCAACATTTAAAAAAGAAGAAATGTATTTCAAGGGCAGATATTATGTATACAGCATAAGTGATAGAATCTTACTTACTGATCGTAATAGTGCTTATACATTAAATTGTATTTCCTACGAAGCTCTAGTTGATTTAAATATGAAGCAATCAAAAGCATATCGTGGTAACATCGGTGAGATTGCACAAGAACTTATTAAAGTAGATCTCAATACAACTAAGAATTATAAAATTGAACCTACTAAAAATTCTATAAAGTATGTTTCTAATTTCTGGTCGCCAATTAAAAATCTAAACTATCTTTCGACTAACGCAGTAAACAATGATGGAAATTCTTCTTATCTATTCTTTGAAAGTAGATCTGGTTTTAATTTCACAACTCTTGATAAACTTTATACACAAGAAATTTATCAAAGATTTATTAAAGATAACTATTCAAGAGACACCGATGGTAATACATCTGTAAGAAATTTAGATAGAGATTACCAACGAATTCTTGATTACAAAGTAAGAATTCCATTTGATGCATTGAAGTTTACTAATAACGGCGCGTATGCTTCTCGTCTTTATGCACATGATTTAGTGAAAAAGAAATATATTGCAAAAGACTATAATGCATTAGATCAATTTAAGAATGGTTCTCACTTAAACAAAAACCCAATGTTTACTGAAGCAAAACCGGTTTCACCGGCTAACTTTGTATTTAATTATACTAAACATTATGGAAGTCATAACGGCTTTGCAGATACTAGTAATACACAAGTTATTCAGCAGCGCAATTCAAAACTCGCTTTAATACGTTCATGTGTAATTGAATTAAATGTATTTGGAAGAAGTGACTATACTGTTGGACAAAAAGTTTATGTTGAACTTCCAAAACCAACAGTTATAACTGAAAAAGATCAAGCTAACACTGATAAGAAAACAGGATATATCGATACTGCATATTCTGGAAATTATATCATCACTGCTATTAATCATATAATTTCACGTGAAGATCACAAATGTGTTTTAGAATTATCAAAAGAATCAATGATGGGATGATATGTTATATACTGGCGTAATTGAGGATCGTAATGATCCATTAAAACTTGGAAGATGTAAAGTAAGAATCGTTGGGTTGCATACTCATGATGCAGCAAAATTACCAACTGCGGATTTGCCTTGGGCTATTCCAATGCAACCAATTACTTCTGCTGCTCTTTCAGGCATTGGTACCACTCCTCTTGGATTAGTTGAAGGTACATGGGTTGTCGTCATGTTTAAGGATGATGATAATCAGTATCCTATTATTCTTGGATCTATTGGTGGAATTCCACAAAGTTCATCTGGCGATGTTACAGTAGATGATTCAGTTCTTAATATCAAGATTGATGGTGAAGTTAAACAAACCAATACACAATCTAATGTCATATTAGACGGTTCAGGAAATGCAGTTGTAGATGGATCCGGTACTCCTGTAACAACGACTGCAACTGCAAATACTGTATTAGAAAATACTAATAAACTTAAACGCGCTGCTGAGTTTACTCCAAGCTCAGCGTGTACAGCACTGATTAAACGATTCGAAGGATTGCGTTTAAAAGCATATCAAGATTCTGTTGGTATATGGACAATTGGTTATGGTACTACGCGAATAAACGGAAGTGTTATACAAGCCGGTATGACTATCACTGAAGCTCAAGCAGAGCAATATCTTTTAAGTGATCTTAACGAAAAGTTTGTTCCAAGCATTCAGCGTAATACTCGTGCACTAATAACACAATCAATGTTTGATGCGCTATGTTGTTTTACATATAATGTAGGTGCTGGTAATTTAAATAAGTCTACATTATTTAAAGATCTTAATGCTAGTAAGTATTTAGATGCTGCTTCTGGTTTTATGCAATGGACAAAAGCTGGAGGTGTAGAACTTGCAGGTTTAGTAAAACGTAGAACTGCTGAAAAAGATTTGTTCCTTGCAGATGGTATACCAAATTCTGCTGGCGAGTTACCTGAACAAGCTTCAACTGCTGCAGCGACAACTACTACACCTAGCGCAGATTCTACAACATCTGCGACTCAGTCTTCTGCTAGTGTTGTTGGATTCGCTGATCCTAATAGAAAATATCCATTATACTTTGACGAGCCAGATACAAATAGACTTGCACGTCATGAAGAAATTAATAAGACTATTGTCTATAAGAAAGAAGCAGCTCAACTAAAAGGTGTAGAAACTGCAGACGGATCTACATGGGATCAATCTCCTATTCCTTATAATGCTCAGTATCCATTTAACCATGTCATGCAAACTGAATCAGGACATGTGTTAGAATTTGATGATACGCCACACTCTGAACGAGTACATATTTATCATAAGTCCGGAACATTTATCGAGATTGATGCTAATGGCACACAAGTAAATCGAATCATTGGCGATGGATACGAAATACTTGAAAGAAACGGATATGTTCAGGTCAACGGTTCATTGAATGTAACAATTGATGGAGCACAGAATATTAACGTTAAGAATGCAATGAATCTTAATGTAAATGGAGTTGCTACAATCAATGTCTTGAATGATGCTTACTTAAATGTAAGTGGATCTTTAAATGCATCAGTCGGCGAAGCATTTAATCTTAAGGCAGATTCTATTGTAATAGAAGGTAATAGCGTTGACATCAAATCTAACGGCTACTTAAATGCTTCAGCAAGTGGAGAAGTTAATGTTCTTGCTGGCGGTACCTTATACGCAGACGGCAATAAAATTGAAATTGCAAATGGAGCTACTGCTGCAATTGCTGCCGATGTCAATCCTCCTGCAGGTCGTCAATCTCCCGAAATGCCAGACTTTGGTAAGTTAACTGTAATTACTCGTGGTGCCACTGCTTCTGGACAATACGAAACTCCAGAAGATGGTGATTACACAGCTTATGCGCAGAAACAAATTAATAATGGTGCTATAAAGAAAGAAGAAATGGATTCTGGTAAAAAACAAGAAACCCAAGAAGCTCCACCTTCTGCAGTTACGCCAGGCACTAAGAGTTGTGATGCGATAATGATGAAAGAAACATTTGAACCATCATTTGCTTTATCTAAGAATTTCACTCTAGGTTCAGTGACCAAGAACGGTAGTCGTCCAGTCGTAGAGCAACAGGGATTGAAAGTACAAGAGATTGTATGTAATCTTAAAGGTCTTGCTGAGAATTGCTTAGAACCTATACGCAGTATGTATCCTAATATTGTGCTAACGTCTGTATTTAGACGTCCAGGTGATGTTGCAAATTCTTCCAAGACTTCTGATCACTATCTTGGATGTGCAGCAGATATTGTTATCCCTAACTTAGATCGTCAAGGTCACTATGAAGCAATCCAGAAGATACAACAAATGGTTCCATACGATCAATTGCTTTTAGAATATCAAGGAGCTAACACTGTTTGGATTCACATATCTTTCAAATATGCTGCAGCTAAGAAACAGATTTTTACTATGCGAGATCACAAGAGAATCAGCGACTTCGGTCAGTTTGTGTTGGTGGCATAATGGCGGCCATAGCATTAGAAGATTGTTTATCTAAAGGTCATGATGACGAATCATGGCCTAAGACTTTACCTGAATCAGGTCTTTCTAGCAAGACTAAAGTCAACGGTAAATACGTAGTCTTAACTGATCTAACTAAATATGCACTGCATATAAAGGGAAGCACTACTCACACTGCCAATATGCGCAAAGTAAATAGTGGCTCAAGTAAAGCAAAAATAGAAGGATACCCTATTGCTAGAATTAATGACACTCTAGCAGATGGTGATAGTATTGCTCAAGGATATTCTAAAGTCAACGTAGGTGGATAAATATAAGATATGGCTAAAAACACTCGCACCTTTTCAGATATTGACATGGGATTTCTTCCGAATCCGGTGTCTAAAGACATTTCTCGCAAATATGATGAGAATGCTATCAAGCAATCTATCAAAAATATTATCATGACTAAGAACTTTGAGAGACCATTCCATAGTGATATTGGTTCTCAGATTTCTGCATTGTTGTTCGAGCCTATTACACCGTTGCTTAGAGCATCAATTAAAAAGACTATCGTCAATACAATTACGACTTACGAGCCAAGAGTAAACCTATTAGATGTATCTGTACTCTTAAGTCCTGACAATAATGGTGTTTATGTAACGATTGTGTTTTCAATCATCAATACTAGTACACCTATAAGTGTCGATCTATTCCTAGAAAGAACTCGATAAATGGCTAACAATAAAATAAACGTTTCTGATCTTGACTTTGATTTAATCAAGTCAAATCTTAAAGAATTTCTCAAGAGCCAAGATCAATTCACTGATTATGATTTTGAAGGTTCAGGTCTGAGCGTTCTTCTTGATGTGCTTGCGTATAATACACATTATAATGCAATGTATACGAATTTGGCTATTAACGAAATGTTCTTAGACTCTGCAAGTAAGAGAGACAGCGTAGTGTCAATCGCAAATAATTACGGTTACTTGCCAGTGTCTCGTACTGCAGCCCGCGCAAATATATCGATGACAGTACCGGTAGGAAGTAATACTAGTGGTACATTATCATTGCCGAAGTTTAGTCCTTTTACATCTACAGTTTCTGGAGTAGAATATAGTTTTTATACAACTGCCGAGATACTCGGATTGCGTAATGAAGCTAATTCAACCTATGTGTTTTCTTCAATCGATTTATATGAAGGAAAACCAGTAGTTGAAAGATTTAATCTTTTAGAAAACACCAAGATCATTCTACAGAATCAGAACATTGATGTTAGTACTATTAAAGTTAGTGTTCAAAATCCAACGTCATTAAATACTACTTCATACAAGTATTCAGAAAAAGCTCTTACTCTTACTCCAACAAGTGAAGTTTACTTTATTCGTGAAATCGAAGGTCAATATTATCACATTTATTTCGGTAAAGATAATCTTGGAAAAGAGCCTCTATTAGGTTCTGTAGTTACAATTGAGTATATTGTCACAAATGGTGCAGCAGCAAATGGAATTAAGCTATTTACGTATGGCGGACAAAGTTTCGGCAATCCTCCAACTATAACTGTAAATGCAATTGGTGCTGGAGGAAGAGAAGCAGAAAGTATTGATGAAATTAAATACAATGTTTCTCATAAATATAAAGTTCAAGATCGCGCAGTAACTGCAGCAGATTACGCAGATATTATTAAAACAAATTATGCAGATATCGACGCAATTAATTGCTGGGGAGGAGATACAATGGATCCTCCAATCTATGGTAAAGTATACATCTGTATCAAGCCGCAATCAAGTTTATTCTTAACACTGTCTGAAAAGAACTCAATCATTGAAGATATTATCAAGCCAAAAGCAATGCTTGGTATTTTCCCAACGATGGTTGATCCTATTTACAACACTATTCAGCTTGAAACTACAGTATACTACAATCCAAACTTGACTAATAAATCAGCTTCACAGATTGAGCAAGCTGTTCGTCAATCTATTATCGATTATAATGATATGTATCTTCAGAAGTTTGATGGTGTTTTACGTTATTCGCGCTTGATAAGAGCAATTGACGATTCAGATCCAGCGATCATAAATAACATTAGTACAATAACACTACGTAGAATTGTTGATGTTGTTTTCAATCTTTCAACTAGTTATACAGTTCAACTTAATAATCCAATCTATAAATCTGGTGTACCTGAACAAGCTGTTATGACTACTGGATTCTACATTAATAACGGACAAACTGTTTACTACATTGATGATGATGGCGTCGGCAATTTAAGATTATTCTACTATAATCAATTAGACTATACAAAAGTTTTTGTAAATTCTACTATCGGAACTGTAAATTATATAACAGGTGAATTGAAAGTAACATCCCTGTTCGTTTCTGGTTTGACTGGTTCAGACTTTGAATTCATAATTAAAACACAATCTAACGATATTATTTCGAAACATAATCAAATTGTGAATATAGATCCTACGTATCTTACAATTAATGTAGTACAGGAAACAACACCACTATCTCACCTAGTTTCATCTAGTAGAACGTAATGAATAAGACTCCAATTGCTGTTGCTTTAGAAAGACAAATCCCAGAATACGTAAGGGGAGAATACGAGCTATTTGTAAATTTCATTAAAGCGTATTATGAGTTTTTGGAACAAAGTCAACAACGTAATTTAGAAGATGTACGTTCTATTGAGAATACGCTTGATGAATTTGTAATTCGTTTCAAGAAAGAGTTATCTGTATTATTCCCTACAAATTCTCTCGCAAATGAGAGATTTATCTTACAAAGAATTCGCGAATTTTATCAAGCTCGTGGTTCTAAGGAATCATATCAATTCTTATTCAGAATTCTTTTCAACAAGGATTCTGATGTATTCTATCCTTCTACGCAAATTCTTCGTGCGTCAGATGGTAAGTGGGTTCAAGAAAAATCTGTTTTTGTAAAATCAGAATCTGGTGATTTGTTCAATCTGAATGGTAAGATTATCAATATTAAAACTGCGAATAAAGAGATACATGTATTCTGTCCACGCGTAGTTTATTATCGCAATGGCATATACGAAGTATTCATTAATCGTGCATATGTGCAAGATATTGCAGTAGCTGATGTAGTTTCATCTGCCGATGGCTTAGATTATGGCGCAATTATACCGTGTCCTAATAAGTATACTATTACTACTGAAGGCGCTGGATTTGAAATTGGACAACTGTATTATCTAAAGACGCAAAGCGGTGATGGTTCGTTAATCAAGATTACAAAAATCGGAACTGGTGGATCAATTAAGAAAGTTCAGGTTATTAGTTTTGGTCTCGATTATGATTCAGTGTATTACGCAAAGTTAAGTAATAAACAAGCAGTCGCAGTTCCTTATCGTCATCCAGTTCCAGGACCATATCCTGATGGTATTAATGGTTTTGTCGATTACGGCTATATTAATAGACAAGACTATTTTTACTTTGATCAATTCTATACACCAACAGTAGCAAATAATCAAAACGTATTCTACGCTGATGGTACATACGTTGGTGAAATCATTGGATCATTCTACACGAATGCAACCAATACAAACGTAATTGATGCTGATACTGCCGAAATTAAAATAGAT